AGAACCCGAACGACATCGAGTTCACATCTCCACGCTTCATCAACACCGACAGGTCACGACCAACCGAAGTATCTGGCAACGAAGCATCGACGAACAAGCCTTTGGAATCTTCAGACAAACGCAATGTCTTGGCTTTGGTTGTGGCCAACAGCATGCTCGAATCGTGGTTCATGTACATGCGCACATTGTTTCTTGACTTCAAAGTCTTTGAGAATGCGCCAGGCATAATCCGTTCAATGAACGGCAACGGCTCAGAAGGTGAATTGAATACCGCTGCATAGCCTGTGAACGACATGCCATCACCGTTCTGATCTTGTCGCAGTTCAAAGTCATTGGATGTGATGCGTCGAGTTTCAACAAGTTCTTCCATGCCGCCAATACTAACAACATTCCCAGACATGGATCGAGTGGACTTCGGATGCGACTTGGGAAGAAGATCATTGTCGCCAATGTATTTTGCATTCTCAGGTCTTCCGTTGCGCAACAAATACAAGAACGCATTCACCCGTGCATAAGACCATTGATCCCGTGTCACACCTGGACGATGCGAAGTTGAATACGCTCCAGCTCCTCGACGGAACACTGTGCGCAACATTCCAACCGTTGCCCGTTTGCCAGGGTTGTCACCGACTTCATCGTTGTGTTCTTTGGCTTTGTTTGCCAAACCTGTCTCAATGGCTTCTGATAGTTCAATCGTCTTCCCACTAGCAGGAGCCTTCGCAGACCCGACAGGATTCTTGTCTGATCCAGTGATCTGATCCTTTGGTGGGGCAGGAGCATCAGCGCGTTCCGCTTTGATCGCCTCAGCCTTCGACATGAACCAGTTCATCGCAGGTTTCGGATCGAGTGGGTTGATGCCCCACAGATAGAACGCAACCGCACCAGCACCAGGGAACTCTTTGTCATCAGGATCAGAGTTCTTTGGTGCATCCAAGTCCACAAGATGACGCGCACCCCAAGCGTTCGTGCGAATCACTTTGTCTTCTGTGATGTCGCCACGTGCCATCTCCCGTGCCTCACGCACAGTCCGATCCATCAAACCATCACCAGCCAAACCTTGACCGTAGTAGTCCAAACCTTTGCGAGCTGCTGAACGAATATACACAGGCACATCCAAAGACACTTGACGCACCTCATCTTCAACAACATATTCCTCCATGTCATCCAAAACTTCTTCTTCTTCGTGTTCTTCAGATTCCCAAGCGTTGCAATACCAACCGCCAAGAACATACGCATCCCACTTCATGCAATACGCCTTCAACTCTCTGCCATCTTCTTGAATCATGTCTTCGTTGTAGTAATGGCAGTTCCCACATGCTCGACCTTCAGGAACATCAGGAGACAACGCAGGACGATAGTTGTCCGGCAACGCACGTTCCCCACCAGGTTCCAAACCCTCACCGATAGAGATTGCAATCATCTGATCAATCGCATCCTGCTTTGACTTATGGCAACCAAGAACTTCACCGTCTTCTTTGACGGTTGCCCAACCTGAACAATCAGGTGATTTATCTGTAATGAAATAAGGCATCAGACCAACAACAATACTTCAGCATCATCATCCAAGGAGGAGAACGTGACCGAACCCAACGCACCCACATCAGCACCACCAAGCCGTGCCACAGCCACAGCCGACACCAGCAAAGGTCGTCTCGGTTGAGGAATCTCAACAACGATCTGTTCTGGTGGTTCTTGTTTCTTGACTGGTGTGGCAGGTTGCTTCCACCAGCGTGACCCAGAAGGGGGAATGTACGGTGGCTCAGGTGCTACTGATTGCGCTGTGGCTGAAGCAACCAGCCCATCCAACGGTGCATCGAGTACAGGGAAGATGATTGCTGACGCTGAAGCCGTCGCGTCTAACCCACCGAGTGAAGCATTGAGAACAGGGAACAGAGTTGATTGCGCTGAAGCAGACGCATCCAGCCCACCCAAACTTGAAGACAGAACAGGGAAGATCGTTGCTCGCGCAGTCGCAGACGCATCCAACCCACCCAACGATGAAGTCAGAACAGGGAAGATCGTTGCTTGCGCAGATGCCGATGCACTAAGCCCACCCAAAGACGATGAGCCTGTGGCAACAGTTAGGAACTGACCGCCATCAAGAACAGCTGCGCCGTCAAGCGTTGAAGTGTCAAGAATAAATGCCGCACCACCAGCAAGACCGAAACCTGCGTTGTCGAGTGTGGTTGAGTCGAGGACGAACCGTTGAACGGCCATCACTAACCTACGATGCGAGCGTCAATGAGACGGTGAGATTGCCTGCACTAATTGTGTAGGTGTCACCTGCTGTGTAAGCACCAGCAACGATTGTTCCAGAGAACAAGAAGTTGCCTGCACTGATGTTGTCCCAACAGGTGAAGTGCGTTGCATCTTGGTTGCCTGTGATATTCGTCCAACTAATATCTGCATCAGATGTCAATGCACCAGCAGAAGCAGCACTGAACGACACAGCCTTGCGAGTTGTCTCGGTTGCAGGGAATGCTGTACCGGCAGTACCAGGGTCTTGCGTATGTAACTTCACATACGGTGTCGCCACCGAGAATGCTGTTGCATTACCCAACGCATCCATCCAAGCGTTGCCCAAGTATGCGCTGATTCCGTGTGCCATTAGTCTTCAACCCTTTCAGTGATCGTCAAGATGCGTCCATCAGCGTCACGCTCAACCGTGCGAATCGTAGGCTTCGACTGTGGCATGTTGACACGAACCACAGTCTCAGGAACATTGATGATCGGAGCAGGAACATTCACAGCCGGAGGCGTGTAGTTCAACACCACTTCAGGCATATTGATATTCATATCTTGCGACTTCACTTCGTACACCGAAGCAGGATCAGCAGGATTGATTGTTGACAACGCTTGTAACTGTGTTGAAGGAACACCAGTGTGCGCGATCTTCGGCAACTCCAACGAAGCCATCACCTCAGCAGGATCAAACCCAGACAGAATCAAACGCTGAGCAATCACCGACTTGCGATCCAACTCAGACAAGTTCGCAGCTGCTATGTCCACATTGGCGAGCGGCACACGGTACACATCCCCACCCTCAGTCGGAGTCATGTCTTCGATGCGATGAATGTCGTTGATTGACAAGAAGCCTGATTGCAGACCTGTTGAGAACGCTGCATATCGTGAAGCCTGATCGCCACGCAACAGACCGTCCACGTTGAACTTCAAGAATGCTCGACTGTCCAACAACTTCTGGTATCCATCTTCAATCTTGGAGATGTACGGACGCAACGTGTGTTGAACGAAGTGGATGCCGTTCTGCTCTACTGACGCATACGACATCGCTCCAGCTGTGGTGACACCGAGCATTGATGGTGGGCATCGGAAGATGCGACCAATCTCCTCAATGGCGAAGCGGCGTGATTCTAGAAACTGTGCCGAATCATTGTCAACAGTTGTCTTCGTGAACTTTGCTCCACCGAACAACACACCTGGACGATGTGATCGGCGCAAACCTTTGTGACCTTCTTCAAACGATGCAACCAAATCTTTGGCTTGCTCACGGGTGAGGTTGCCTGGGAACTCGATGATGCCAGACGCTGCTGAACCTTGACCGAAGAATCGTGCAGCGAACTCCTCCAACGCTCTTGCCAAACCGAGGTTCTCTTTGATCAGGTCAATCTTGGAACGGCCACGAAGTTCACCTGGCAGACGCATCTCGGTGATGTGGATCATGTCGTCAGACTCGATCACGTCACGTTGCTCATAGATGAAGATTGGTCTGCGTGTTACTTGGTCACGACTGCAATCAACCTTCTCAGGGTTCAGAACAACCAAACCTGCAATACCTTGATCGTCGCGCAAGATACGTGTGAACGAGTTGCCATTCAACAGCAACGACACCAGCACTTGTTGGAAGTGTTCGGTGCGTGTCACACCAGACTCAGGGTTGTCAAGCCACATTGGTCGAGGACGGAATGCTTTGCGTTCTGCACCCACCCGAATGTAAGTATCGACAGGCAAAGTTGAGATTGAATCGGAGATGAGACGGACGCAGGCGTACACTGCTTCAATCTTTAGTGAATCTATTTGGGTGACTGTGGTTCCAGCGTTTGTTGACTTGGCAAATCCGTCACCGGCTGCAAACAAAGACTGGAATGAGATTGCACGATCCTCGGTGCCTTGGTTCAGAAGTCGTGACAACATTTACTTTTTGACCTTCCTCTGACCGCGCTCATAAGCGAATGCGAACAATAGAACTTGAAAGCCGACAAACATCAGCCCGATGGGTACCGATACCAAGAATACTCCAAAACCGATGAGTGAAACAGCGAACAGTTCTAGCAGGAAGATTGTCATCTCCCTAGACTACAAAGAAACCAGGTGTGGGTGCGACTTCCTGTTTGGATGTCGCACGATCTGATGCGATGGCCAACGCAATCGCAGCGTCAATCTTGCGCTTCGACTTACCTTTGGACAGTCGCCAACCTGACTCGGTTGATCGTTGTGCAGCAGACATCACTTGATCGGTGAACATCGGATCACCATCGTGCGCGATCACCTGGTTCACAATCAACTCGTACAAGTTGCCACACGCTGGGATCATTCGTGCAGCTGACTGAGGGAACTCAACCATCACATGATTCTCCGATAACACTTCAGCCGAACGCTGGAAGAACGCAGGGTCATAGGCGTTCTCCACCACGTTGAACTCACGGTTGATGTCACGAATGTGTTGCTCAACAGCAGACACATCCATCGCGTTCGCGTCAGGATGCCAAATCTTTGCGCGTACCACGACACGACCATCTTGCGGTTGGGCAATCACCACAGCAATCGAGTCATGCTTCAACGCCATATCGACCCCAACGAACGTGGGCAGATCAGGCTTCAACTCCATATCTGACCGGCACAACTCCCAAGCCCCAGCTGGTAGCCACGACTCGCCAT